AAGTCACCGTCCGGCCAATAGGAGGCTCCATGGACACCCTCGAAGTCGCTCCCCTTGAGAACCTGCGCTCCGTCCGAAACGACCTGCGCAACGTGCGTGAATCCCGTCGTATTGCCACGACCGGTTTCGAGCTGCGTGAGGTGCCGAACGGCACCGGCGGATCTGACCTGATCTACACCGGCTACGCCTGCGTGACCAACGCCGATTACGAGATGGAGGACATGCTCGGCCCTTGGACTGAGCGCGTCGCCCAAGGTGCGTTCCGTCGCACGCTCGGCGAAATGCCCGACGTCAACTTCTGATCAACCACGAAGGTATGGCGCTTGCTCGAACCAAGCCTGGCACCCTTCGCCTGTCCGAGGACTTCACGGGTCTGCTCACCGAAGCACGCCTCGACCCCATGAACCCTCAGGTCGTTGCCCTTCGCTCCGCCGTCGAGCGTGGCGACATCGACGAGATGTCCTTCGCTTTCCGAGTCACCAGCCAAGTCTGGAACGAGGACTACACCGACCGGTCCATCACCGAAGTGAACCTTCACCACGGTGACGTTTCCGCCGTGAATTACGGCGCGAACCCTCACACCGCCGGCCTCGTTTCGCTCCGTGGCGAGGCTGGCCGTGAGGCGTCTGCCGAGCAGCTCGTTGAGGCGCTTGACTCCCTGATCTCCCGAGGCGAACTGACCGACGAGGTGCTTCTGGCCCTCGACGAGCGATTCGCACTCATCCGTTCGCTGGCTCCCGCAGCCATCGAGCCGGCGCGCAACGACCTCGAGGTCGCACGTCGCCGGTTGGCGCTCCTCAGCGCCTAGTTCGCAGTACCCGCAGTACCGATTCGCGCCAGCACCCTGCGCCCCAACGCAAGCACCGCACCTGCGGTCCCCTGCCTTGGAGTTCGTTCGGCAGCAGCCCGATGAACCAACCAACCCAACTACTTCTTGAAAGGAAGTGAGCCATGTATCTCATCGAGACGCTGCGCGCCGAGCGCGCATCCAAGGCTGAGCGTGGAGAAGCAATCCTCGCCGCAGCCGAAAGCCGTGACGGCTCGTTCAGCGACGAAGAGCGCGTTGAGTTCGACGGTCTGACCGCCGAGCTGCGTGACCTCGCCGACCGCATCGCCGACATCGAGGCTGTGACCGAGGCCCGCAAGGCCGCCGCCGGCGCTGCCCCCGTTGTCTCCGTCAAGGCCGAGCCGCTCACCTACGAGCGCCACGCCCCGACCTCCTACTACGCCGACCTCGCCCTCGCCGAATCCGGCGTTGGCCGTGGCAACCCCGGCGAAGCCCGTGCCCGCCTTGAGCGCCACGCAACGGAAATGGACGTCGAACTTGCTCGTCGCAGCGCCAAGCGCAGCACCGAGCAGCGTGCCGCTGTGCAGGGTGCCTCGTTCGAGCGTCGCGCCGCCGGCTCGACGACCGGTTCCGCCGGCTACTTCATCCCGCCGTTGTGGCTCGAGGACCAGTGGATCAAGTACCTCCGCTTCGGTCGCCCCTTCGTGAACTCCCTTCGTCAGGTTGACCTGCCCGAAGGCACGAACTCGATCAACATCCCGTCGGTGACCACCGGTACGTCCGCTGCCATCCAGACCGCAGACAACGCTTCGGTGTCGTCCACGGACCTCGTTGCCAGCTTCGTCAACGCTCCGGTTCGCACCATTGCCGGCCAAGAGGACATCAGCCTCCAGCTGCTCGAGCAGGCTCCGAACGGGCTTCTCGACCAGGTGATCTTCCAGGACCTCGCTTCTGCGTACAACCAGCAGTGCGACTTGCAGGCCCTTGCCGGCACCGGGTCCAGTGGCCAGATCACGGGTATCCACGCTCTGTCGGGCACCAACTCGGTGACCTTCACGGCGTCCAGCCCCTCTGGGTACCAGATGTTCACGCCTGCGCTCCAAGCGGTCTCGCAGATCGCCAAGAACCGCAAGCGCGTCGACGGTGTGACGCTGTGGATGACCCCGAGCCGCTACTTCTGGCTCGTTGGTTCGCTTGACAGCCAGAACCGTCCGCTTGTCGTGCCGTCGCAGGTCGCCTTCAACACGATGGCAACCTCCGAAGCCGCAGCTGCCGAGGGCTACGTCGCCAACTTCTCGACCGGTGTTCCCGTCGCCATTGACGGAAACATCGCCTCGAACTACGGCACTGGCACCAACCAGGACGAGGTCTACGCCGTGCGCGGTGACGACCTGCTCTGGTTCGAAGGCTCGATGCGCATGCGCGTCCTGCCCGAGGTGCTTTCCGGCACGCTCGGCGTCCGCTTCCAGGTCTACAACTACGTCGCGTTCCTTCCCCGGTACGCCAGCGCAGTGTCGGTCATCAGCGGAACCGGCCTCACGGCTCCGACCGGCTACTAGTCGGTCCCAACTGAGCTCACAACTCAGTGCGTCACCCCTCGAGACTTTCGGGTCTCGGGTGGGTGCGCAGAGCGCCGTAATGCCCCGGCGCTCTGCGGACCCACCAGTCCACCCATCAAACACGGAGAAGAACCCCCATGGACATGACCACCATTCAGGAAGCGACGCCCACAGAGCGCGCCAAGTCGTACTACCAAGGCTTGAAGAACGAGTACGACCATGTCAAGGGTCTCGTCGAGCACGTTGTCGGCGAAGTGAAGACCGCCACCGAACAGCGCGTCAAGGACATCGAGGCTGAGCTTGCTCGCATCGAGACCGAACTCGGCATCAAGCCCGGCACCCACGTCAAGGAAGTCGCAGCACCAGCGCCCAAGTCCGCAGCTGCGCCGACCGCCTAATCATGTCGAGCACCCTGACCATCACCGGCCAAGTTGTCGGCATGCCGACCGGCGAGAAGATCATCGGTCCACTGTCGGCCACGAACGGCACGACGGTCGGGACGGTGGCTGACGTCACCCTGGCATCTGGCGACAACACCATCGCCATTCCTTCGGGCGCTATCGCTGCGCTCATCGTCATTCCGTCCTCGGTCACGCAGACCATCAAGGTTCGCACCAACTTGGACAGCGGCGGAGTGACCATCGGCAACCCCGTCTACGCCCCGTTCGTAGCACTTCCCTTGCCCTCGTCTGCGACGTCGCTGGTCATCAACGCCAGCGCCGCCACGACCGGCACAACCGAGGTCACGTTCATCTGATGCCAAATCCTGGGTACGACTTCGTCATTCGGCAGGGCGACACCAAGCCTGCACTGACTTACACGCTGACCGATGCGACAGGTGCGGCGCTCAACCTCACCGGCGCCACGGTCAACTTCGTGATGCGTACCCTGACCTCGAGCACGCCGGCGATCAACGCCAGCGCCACCGTGACCAACGCTTCGGCCGGCACCGTGTCGTTCTCGTTTTCCGGCACCCAAACCGCCACGGCGGGGCAGTTCATGGCGAACTTCGTTGTGACCTACGGCGACGGCTCCATTCAGACCGCACCGGCCGACGGTTACATCGACGTGCTCGTCGAGGAGAACCTGACAACCGCAGGTGGCAACCTGATCATCTCGCTCGCCGAGGCGAAGGACTACCTGAACATCCCGGCGACCATGAAGACCGACGACGCCAAGATCGTGCGCATGATCAAAGGTCTCGGCCCCGTCGTCGAGTTCATCGTTGGCCCCGTGATCCAGAAGGTTGTCGAGGAGTGGCACGACGGCGGCACTGACACCGTCATCCTTCGTCAGCGCCCGGTTTCAGCCGTGATCGCCGTCACCGAGTACGTCGGACCGATTGCGTGGCCCCTCGCCATCATCCAAGACCCGAGCCACGGTCAGATCTACAGCTGCGAAGTTGAACTCTCCACTGGTCGCATCGTCCGTCGCACCGTCGGCGGTGGCACCACGGCGTTCACATCAGGGCGCCAGACCGTGCAGGTGTCCTACTACGCCGGCCGGGCAACCATTGAGCCCAACATCACCCTCGGCGCCCTCGAGCTGCTGCGAGTGAACTACAGCCAGACGCAGCGTCGACGTCCGCAGATCGGCATTCCCGGTTACGAGGTCGACGACCAAGAGCCCGGGCGCGAGATCATGGGCTTCTTCGTTCCGAACCGTGTTCGTGAGCTGCTGCTGCCCTCCAAGAAGCCACCGGCGGTCTTCTAGTGACGATCCCGGTTTCCACCGCTCCACAGGTTGTCCAGGCGATCTTGGCCGACATCGCTGCGGTCGTTGCCACCGACTCAAACGTTGGCGCCATGACGGTCTGCCTCGGTACACCGGGTCCGAACGTTGAGGACGAGGTTGTCTACATCCCCGGTGAGGTTAACCGGGTCTCCACCTTCCAATCGTTCACTGGTGGGTTCGGAGCCGGCACCTTGCGAGAGTCCTACGACTTCGACGTGCACGTCTCGGTTTACAGCAACGAAGACGGTGCGACCTGCATGAACCGTGCATGGGTCATCGCCGCCTACGTCGAAACGGCGATCCGCAACGACCCCACCGTCGGCGGGCTCGTCGAGGTTTGCTACCCCTCTGGGACACGAGGCGGAGAACCCGCACCGATCCAAGAACCTGCCGGTGTTCAAACCGACATTGTCATCACCGTCCACGCCGAAACCACCCTCTAGGAGGACTCATGGCGCAGTTCCAAATGACCTACCCCTACGAGCGTCGGTTCTTCGACGGTCGTGTGGTCGAACCAGGCGAAATCGTCACCGCTGACGAGAACCCTGACCCCAACTTCTTCGAGGAAGTCGCAGCCCCGGCAGCGCCAGCCCCGACAAACCCGTCCACCCCGGACCCTTCCAACTAGGAGACCCAGATGCCATTGTCCTCATTCAGAACGTGGGTCGGCGGTTCGATGGACCGTATCAACGGTCAAACGAGCGCAGCCATCACCACGACGAGCTCACAGGCCGTCGCGTTGAGCAACGTGGTCGGCAGCATCGCCACCACCGGGTACGCCTTCATCATCGACGGCCCGAACACCGAAGTGCTCGCCTACACCACCGGATCCAGTTCAGGCACGACCGGCACGATCACCGTGACGCCGACGTTGACGCACAACGCCAACACCTACGTTGCGATCCAAGCCACGAACTCGCCGGCGTTCTACCTGCCGCTCGAGAAGATCGCCCCGGCTGACGAGTACGCCCAGCTGCTCGATCAGTCCTACCAGGGCTCCTCGGTCAAGACCTACGCCGCCATCCAAGGCATGCGCACTTCCACCTGGGACATTTCGGGCGCAGTGTTTGCCGACACCTTCGGGTACCTCGTCGGCGGCATCTTCGGCGCTGAGGACTACACGGCTGGTACGCCGAGCCAGCACGCCTTCGGTGTCGACAACACCACGGAACCAGCAGCCCACCCCGGTCATGCTGTGGTTCTACGACGGGCTCAACACTCGGGTTTACGCCGGCGGCAAATTCACCGACCTGACCCTCACGCTCGACCCCGGTGCGCTCATGGCGTACACGGCGAAGTTCATGGCTCGTGCTTCCGGCGTCTACGCCGGCTCCGCAGCTATCGCTTCGGTGTCAACCCTCAAGCCGCTTGCAGCATGGACCGGGAGCCTCACCGTTGCCGGCACCGCAGTCGGCCAAGCGCAGTCGTTTGAGATCAACTTCTCACGCCAGAACAGCGAGAACGTGATGGCCCTCACCGGTCAGCAAGACCCTGCAACCATCTGGGTCGGACGTTGCAGGTGACCGGCAAGGTGACCTACTGGAAGAACGATGACGTGCAATACAACTACGTCACCGCAAACACCCAGCCTGCCGTGGTCATCACTTCGACGCAGGGTTCCGGTACCACCACCGGCCTCAACGTCCAGATGACTAAGTGCAACGTCTTCAACCCAAAGATCGTCGTCGACTCCAAGCCCTACGTCATCGAAGAGTTTGAGTTTGAAGGCATCGCCAACTCGACCGACGCAACGACTGCCGGTGGTGGCGTCAGCCCCGCCAAAGTCACCTTGAAGAACGCCATCGCCAGCGGGACGACCTACTGCTGATGCCAGTCACCATCGAACTGCCCGGCGACAACTCCGCAGTCCTTCGGGACCCCGAGAGCGTCACCCGCAAGCAGCGGCTCCCTGTCGAAGTCGCCACCATCCGCTACCAGCGCGCAATGTTGCGGCGGATGGAGGCGGAGGCTTCGGTCAGCGCCCCNACCCCCGACGATGCCGAGCCAACGACCGCAGCGGTCTCCGACGAGGAGATNGACTGCTTTGTGGCGCTCGAGATCGCCGCTGTGCTGTGCATGGTTGAGTCGTGGTCCTTCGGGTTNCCCGTTGACNCCGACGGCTACGACCAAATCCCCGCACAAGCCGCCGACGTGCTCGGCAANGCCTGCATGGACGCAAAGGACAAGGCCTTCTTCGTCGCTGAACCCAGCCCGGACCCTGAGAGCCCTACGCAGCCCTCGAGCGACTGAGCCTGGCGCTTAGAGGGCAGATGGAGCATCCAGATCTCCCGGACTGGTTGCAAACCACGGAGGAACTCGTCCANATCATTGAAATCACCGGATGGACCCCCGACATCATCGAAGCGCAACCGGCGCACCTGCTCGACCGAGTACGGCATGTCGGCATGATTCACCGCTCCGCATCTGAGGAGCGCCAAGCCCAGAACATCGCAGCAGCACTTGGAGGCTGACCGTGGCATCTCCGCTCAAGAGCCAGCAGCTCACCGGCGTTGCCGGCATCGACGCCAGCCAATTGCAGGCGTTCGGTCGTGCCCTGGACAAGGCTGCGCCCGAGCTGCGGATTGAAATGCAACGCCGACTCAAGGCCGCTGCCGAAGTCATCAAGCTTGACGCCATGGAACGTGCGTCGGAGCACTCCACCACCATCGCTCACACCATTCGCCTCACCTCGAACCGCTCAGCGGTCACCATCTCCGCCGGCGGCAAGGGCAACGTCCTTGCCCGGCTTTACGAGATCGGCAACCTTGAGAAGGGTCGAAAGCGCAACCGTCGTCGCAGGTCATCGACCGCTACCGGTGCATCTGGCGAACTCATCTTCCGTCACCCCGGCCGCCCTCGAGCGGACGGGTCTGCTTCCGCGTGGGCTGACCAAGCCCGCTACCCATTCCTCGCCCCTGCACTTGAAGCGCACCGCACCGAACTCGCCGAAGGCGTCCAGCACGCCGTTTCGGACATCATGCAGCGCATCAGCGTCGACCGCAGTGGTGCCATCTCAGTCCTTGGAGGTCTCTAATGGCGTTGAACGACCTCATTGTCCGCCTGCACCTCGTCGGCGAGAACCGCTCCGCCGTTGAGGCCATGCTTGAGACCGGCGAAGTCTCCAAGCGCGTGTCGAAGGACATGGAATCCAACTTCGATAAGTCGACCAACCGGATCGGCGGTCTGTTCACCCGTCTCGGCCAGCACGCCGAATCCATGGGTACGCCGTTCGGCAAGGTGCTCACCGAGGTCGGCAACAAGTTCGGCGAAGCGGAAAAGAAGGGCCACGGGTTCCTCGGCATGATTTCCGGGCTCGGCGCAGCTGCAACCGGCGCCGGCCTCGCAGCCTTCGTCGGTATCGCCGGCGAGTCCGTGAAGATCGCCCTTGACGGTGCGCAGGCACAGTCCAATCTTGAGGTCGCTGTCAAGAATTCCGGCCAGTCCTTTGAAGAGGCAAAGGGCAAAATCGACGCTTCGTACAACTCGATGGCCAATTTGGGGTTCAACGCCGACCAGACGAACGTCGCACTGACCACCTTGATTACGGCAACCGGCTCAACCGCCAAGGCAACTGCCCTCATGGGTCAGGTGGCCGACCTCGCACGCCTCAAGCACATGAGTCTCGCCGACGCAGCGTCCGCCGTGGCCAAGATCATGGGTGGCAGCACTCGCATCGTCAAACAGCTCGGGCTGAATCTCAACGTGCAGTCCGGGTCTGCGACCTCGGTGGCCAAGGCGCACCAAGCGGTCATCGCCGCCGAAATCAAGTTGGCTCGAGTGCAGTACGAACTCAACAACCACATCTTGAAAGGCGCAAAGGGTCAGTGGGCGTTGCAGGACGCTCAAATTGCCGTCAAGAACGCCCAGGATAAATACAACTCGTCCGCCCACGCCACGACCACCATCCTCGACGCCATTCAGCAAAAGACGAAGGGTGCCGCCGCAGGGTTCTCCGACACCCTGCCAGGCAAGATGCAGGCGTTCAACGCGCAGATCACGAATATGGGCAAGCAGCTCGGCGAGTGGCTCATCCCAAAGCTCACCATTGCCGCCGGCTGGGTCTCAAATTTCGTCGGTTTTCTGACTCGCAACAAAGGCGCAGTGGCCGACTTCGGCGAGGCTGTCGGTGGCATTGGCGCTGCGTTGAGCGTCATTTGGGGCTTCAACAAAGTCAAGGGCATCTTCTCGGCCATGAAGGATGCCGGCGGAGTCCTCAAGTCGATTGGCAAGATCGGTGGCGGAGCCGCAGGAAGCCTTGGCGGCGAGGGTGGGCTGATTGAGGCGCTTGCGACGAATACCGCAGCAACCGAGGCGAACACCGTTGCACTTGGCGGAGAGGCGGTCGGCGGCGGCACTGCAGCCAAGGGCGGAGTTATCAGCAAGGCAAAGGGCCTCGCAGGCGCAGCAGCAGACGCAGCGGGCAGCGGCACTGTTGCAGGCGAAGCACTGATCGGCGCTGGCACGTTGATCGGCACCGTCGCTGGCACCTACGTCGTTGGCAAAATCCTGCAAGCAGCGGCTCCGCACGGACCAATCTCAACTGCTCGACACCCTGTCGGCATGTCGAACTTCATCAACGGTCCCGGCTACCACCCGTTCCTGCTCAGTGCGGGACCCGACAAGGGACAATCGGTAGCGTTTACNAACTCGCAGTTCTCGGCGTTCGCCAAGACCTACCAAGGCCTCGCCAAGTCGGGGACCAAGTTCAGTGCGACTCAAATCGACGCTTTGGCTGAGGCGCTGGCCAAGGCGTGGGACAAATCCGGCAAGCCGTCCAAGAACACCGCACCTCTGACCCTCAACGTCGCGTCTAACGCTTCTCCGCAGCAGATTGCAGCTGCCGTATCCCGTGCCCTTCGATCCGCAGGAGCCCGCTAATGGCGTTCCCCCTTGGCTACTCCGCTCCATCGCTCAGCCCATGGCAGATGCAGTTCAACGGTCTGACCTTTGGCGCAGGCACCGCCTACGAGATTGTCGGCATCCAAGGTGTCTCGGATCTGCCAATGNTGAACACCGGCGATCTTGCTCGAGCGCGTGCGCACGGCGAGTTCCCTGGCTACAACTTGCTCGGCGGCCGGGACATCGACATCAGCCTTGACCTCGGTTTCAAGAACGCCGCATTGACCTCGCAGGCGCTCCTCAAGAATCTTCAGGTCGCCATCAACGCCAACTTGACGAACACGGTCGCTGTCAACGCCGAGTTGCCGTTGTGGATTCAGATTCCCAACCGGCCAGTCATGGGCGCCATGGTGCGCATCAAAGACGCCAAGTACCCCTACACGTTCGACTATGCCAACTCTGGGCGCATTAGTCCTGAGTTGTGGTTCCACGCCACCGACCCTCGGTTCTACGGCAACCCGGTATCGACCACGCAGTCATTCAGTAGCGCCACGACCGCTTCCATCCCGACGATTACCTACGCCGGCGACGTCGATATGAACCCCATCGTGACCTTCGCCTCGACGAGTACCGGCATGAGCAACGTCACCGTGACCTGCACGGTCGGCGGGGCGCAGTGGAGTATCAACCTGGAGCCTGGCACCGTGCCAACGGCGACAACCTACGTCATCAACACCGACCTGCACACCATCACCAAGGCCGGCAGCGCCTACTACTCCGCATCGGCAACGGCGCCGACGTGGCCGAACCCCATTTCCCTCGTTGGAGGCATGATGACGTCCAGCTCGAAGTCCGCCGTGATCTCGGCGTCATGGACCGGCTCTGGTAGCGGTTCGCTCAAGGTCGACTACGCCCCGGCATACCTCGCATGAGCGGAGTTGTCACCGTCTGGTCCTACGACCTCCTCAGCCTGTCGAACGTCACCCAGCTCGGCCCATCGGTCGGTGACACCGCCATCGTTGGCGGCAGCATCTCAACGGCAGAGAAGGCACAGCAGATCGGCGTTGAGGAAGGAAGCGTTTTAACTGGACTGTACCCGACTTACGACGCTGCGCTTCCCTTCGGCGGCGCCATCGGCAACACCACGACCAAAATCGTGAGCTGCTGGGGCGTGCAAAATTGGTTCGCGTCGGCCGGCACCTCGGTCACCATCATCGGGACGTCAAACTCGGCGTACAACCAGACCGGGACGCTGACCTACTCATTCGGCGGTTCTCGAGGATCGAACTACGGACAGTTCTACGTGCAGATGGCGTCACTGAGCTCGAACCCCTCGCCACGGGCGGCTACGCCATCTTGGGCAACGGCCCGACGAGCCACGGCGAAATCCCGTTGCAGAACCTGACGTTCAGCCAGCGCCTCAACGCTGCTGGCCAGATGACCGGTTCCATCTCGCTTGAGAGTTCGCAGATCCCGCCGGCGACGCTCATTACCGCCACCACACCGAACAAGACGCTGCTCTGCGTCGACATCGACGGCCAACTGGTCTGGGCGGGCATCGTGCGCACTCGGTCGTTCGACACGAAGAACCACACCCTTGACGTCACCGCCAAAGAGTGCTTCGACTATTTCACCTCTCGCCACCAGGCAAACGACTACACGTCCTTCCCGACCTCATCGCTCGTCCCGGAGTATTACTTCTGGGGCAACGTTGCCCGCCCGAACTACGGACCGTACATTGGCAACGCTGTGATCGCCGGGGCGCAGAACATGGTCAACTCGGCGTTCGCCACTATGCAGCTCTCAGACCGCGTGACCACATCGCTCGGGGCGCTCGGGTCTGGCAGCGGTTTCGCCCCGTCGTTCCCACTCTCTCGTCGAGTGTCGGTAGATCAGATCGTCGTGGGCTACTCCGACGCCGGCTACAAAGCTGGTTACGACTTCGCCATTGACGGCTATTGGGCGAACGGCACCGGCTCAGTTCCGCTGTTCGTGATGAATTTCGACTTTCCTCGACGAGGCTCCAAAACCTCCAACGAAGTAACGAAGATCACCCTGTCCTCAGCGGGGACGACCGGCACCTACTCGGGCTACCAGCCGGTCATTGGCGCCAACGTCAAGAACTCAGGTGGCACCGTCGTCGCCACCATCACCAGCACCAACCGGGGACTCAACCAGGTGACGATCAGCGCCTCGGTCGCTGCCGGTTCGTACACCTCCGAGGACGACCCGTCGAACCCAGTGTCGTTCACGACGGGCAACTCCTACGGCAACCTCGCGCCTCGACTCGTCAACGATTGGCGGCTCGACCTTTCAACTGCAATTGAATACACCTGGGACGAAGACGGTTCCGAGCAGGCAGACGAAGTGGTGGGTTCTGCGTCGTCAGGTTCGCTCAACCCGTTGAGCTATACGGACTCGGCGTCAACGAACCTCGGATGGCCGCACATGAGCGCCCTCACCTCGTTTGTGAACACTGTGGACAACTCCACGTTGACCTATGAGATCCAAGG